AGTGCTACTAAAAGTGAATGTAATCTTGCGTTGCTCATAATTAAATTGCTAAATGTGAAAGTTTTGATTTTAAGTTTAACATATGTTTACAGGGTGAAAATCTACGGAACATCCTAGCTTCACATTGACAATCTACGATTTTCCAATCTTCAACCGTAACCTGATAATCTTTCAACTTACCCGTCTTTTTATTTCTACTACCTATTTCGGTGTATTTCCACTTCATATATCCATCTTTTTAATACTTTTGTAAATCAAATATATTCCGCCTAACATCAACCCAACTAGCAATGCTAGATGAATACCACCTACTACATAATCCATAACTCCAAATGTGTATGCTATCATATTTTTATAGTTTAATTACCAACACAACATATTACCTGCTTTATCCCAACTCCTAGCACCACTTTCGGTTGCTTTATGAAGTGTGTTGTAATCCACTTCTAAATTGGAATTACCAAACTGGCGTTTCAATTCAACTTTGAACTCTTTAAGGTTCTTAGCCCAAATATCGTTGAACCCACCACTTTTCCAACAGAATTGATAACGATACTTACCGTTAGAATTCTTTAACAATTTCTCATACTTTGCTCTGTGCTTCATATCTTTCAGATTTTAAGGATTAATATTCGATTAAGGAAACTGGTACATTGTAGGAAGCAAACCCACCGATTACTCTCAGATTGGCTTTGGTTCGGTTGATTTTAACAACCTCTAACTCTCTACCTTGCAACTTAGGGTGATTTACTTTAACTTTCATACCGATTTGTAAACCTACTTTCTTTTGTAGTGATTCTACTGTTCGTTTTGCTTTGATTAAACCAACAACAATTTCGTTGATGTTACGCAATTCTTCTACTGACAATTTTGATAATTCTGAATAGTTCATAATTTTATATTTTAAAGTTTAAATTTTAATATCCTAACATTTTCAAGATTCGAAAACCGATGAAAATTAAATCGTTAAATTGGTAAATAATGGGTTTCATAACTCTCACTCTCAATTACCTTACAATATACACAATTCTGCATTAAAAGTCAAGTGTTTTGTTAATTATTTTTTGAAATTTTTTAAGTTTTTTATAATAGCATCAACTCTTAACTTTGTTTCTAAATTTCCATATCCTGTATAACTTTTTACAAAACAAAAAGTAGTAATATTACCTCCTCTTACAATGCAATATATTTCGTTACCATTTGATTCACCATTATCATCTGTTAAGGATACTACCAATTGTTTTCCATATGATTCGGATTTAGATGCTTCACTATCAAATTTGGTAGTTGATAATGGAAATTGTGTAATTTTAATACCATAATCTTTATTTATTGGAAAATTGGTGTTTTCTATATTAGTTACCACTTCTTTAATTTGATTCTTAATTAAATCATTTATTTTAATAGTGCCAACTTGCGTATAATTTCCGGTGGTTGTTTCATATGATACAGGCAACTCCGATTGGGTTAATATTCGTTGGTCTAATCTTTCAGTAAAATGTTTCATATATTTTAATTATTTATGTAAGATGGTCCCCATACAGAATAACGAGCAGTTTTATCTATGATGTTACCTCTACTATGTTTGGCAGGAGATTTCCAAGATGCAGGTTTTAATAAATCACCTTTCTTAATTGGTGCTCCTTTTAAATCACCATCAACTCTACTGATAAATCCCCAACAAGTTCCACCATCCCATAAACGAATGAATTTGTTTCCAACCTCAACCGTCAATTCTTTCCATTGACTTAACATATCGGTTTTCACAAAATAATCTTTACGTTGAATGTTTAATTGGTTAATGAAATTGTTTACGATTGGGTTCGATTCTAAATAATCGATTGCTTTTTGATTTGTAGTTCTCATATCTATTATTTTTATTACATAGTAAAGGTAACTAATTATGCTCAAAAAGTCAAGCAAAACTTAAAATATTTTTCAAAAAAAAAAACCCTCCGAAGAGGGTTCTTAAATTATTCATTCCAATGTTTCTTACGGAGTTCGTAAATATCAATTGGTTCTCGTTTCATTTGATTACCTGGATGAAAATAAGCTCCTTTTTTAAGATAACCACCTAAAAAGTTTCTTCTCATTCTATCCGTATCTCTATTTGGGTCTGAACCATGAACAACGTGTGAGTGTAAAAGTGCTACTTGTCCTTTTTTTAAATAACCTTCTACTTTACGGAAATCATGTCCTTCTGGCATCACACAACTGATACCCCTTTCACTTCTCCAATTCTTTGTGTTTGTTGCTTTTCTTTCCTCGTTATCTTCAACTGGCAAAACTGGCAATCTATGAGAACCTTCGTAGTTCCATACTGCTCCGTTTTCAGGGTCGTGATTATCTAATGCTAATGCAGTATTGATAATTTCGTTATGCCCACAACCTGTGTAGAATGCATTTTGATGTTGGTCTCTACCCAACTCACCCTTTGGTTTAAAATATGCCCACGTCTGCATACCTACCACATCACCTTCCATTAAAAACTCCATTGCTTCAATTAATTTTGGATGAGCAAACAGTTTTTCTAATTTTGGAGATAGTTTGTGAGGATACATAAATGGTTCATATTCCTGCCATTTTTCAGGTTCTGATGCATTTCTTTCTAAACGCAACTTATTTAACTCTTCGTTGATTTCATCTACTTCCGATTCTGTAAGTAGTTCTAATACTGTCCAACCTCTGTATCTCCAATCAAACGTCATTTGTTGAATTTCTTCGGTGGTAAGATGTGTAAATTTGCTCATAACTTATTATAATTTGTATATAGATATATATAAAATTTATTTGTAAAATTGTAAAATATCTATCAAATATAAGTTTAAATTTTTAATATTTTTTTGTGCTTCTGCAATAGAAGATATGTTAGAATTCCTAACACCTTTATCTATAATTTTACCATTACCATCATATACAGTATCTAATGGTCCTGTTATTCTCCACTTTACAACTCCGATTGTCCAATATGGATTTGAATCTAATTCATTATATGTTTGTTTATTAATTTCATAAACAAATCCGTTTACATCATTTACTTTTTGTGCAAAATATCGTTGAATAATACCATTATTATAATCAACATCCGTTGGGGATGGGACTAATGTTGATGGTATATTTAATGAATGTATTTTTTTATTCTGAATTAAATCTTTATACATACTATTCGTCGTGGTTTAATCTAAATCCTGCTTCTATTGTTGTTTGCCATCCCGCAGAACTAATACCCTGTTTTACATTTTGTATTTGAAAGTATCCATTTTTATTATAAATTTCAGGTATACCATCTATATGGAAAAATTCTCCACATCTAAGTCCTGCAATACCATCTATTGCCAAATTAATTACAATATGTGTTAAAGTAGTTGTATTTACAGGTTCTTTTGTTATTTCTTTTTGAATTATAGATGGGTCTTTATATATAAAATTTTTAGGAACTTCTTTTGTATTTGTCAAATCTAATTTAAATTTAACATAATTAGAATTTCTAACTTCTGATAAATTTTTAATTTCTTCTTCCGATTCTTTTTGTTTAGCTTTTGCAGCAGCTGCTTTGGCTTCTGCTTCCTTCTTTGGGTCTGGTTTACTAGCAGTTGTTCCATTTTCTTCTTTTGATGGTGGATTCCATTTTTCTGCCTCTTTTACCATTCTGATTTCCGTAGCGTTTATTGAAAAATACCCATTTGAATTTTTTGCAAAATCTAAATTTGCAGGTTCTTTTTCATCTTGTAAATCTACGGATGTATCATCCTTTTTACCTTGTCTTGCCGCAGCTATTGCCAATTGAGTTGCATACAATGCCTGTGCTTGCATTAATTCACTCAATTCTGTGCTAAAATTAAACTCTTTAACTATTGAATTAGTTGCACCTATATTAAATCTAAAAATCTTTTGAGGTTCTAGGTTTGGGTTAGGTATTTTCATTTTAGCATCCATTATAATTAAAGGAGAGCTAGTTGGAGCATCGGATTCCTTTTGCAATACCAATTTAACCAAACCAAACATATTTTGATTTATAATTTCTAAAATTGCATTTACAATATCAGCTTGTGTATATGATTGATTATATATTTCTATAAATTTATTATAATTAAAATATAAATTTAATAAATTACCAACCGTTGATGAAATTGTTAATGGTTCTGGTTTTGCGTTATATATTGTATATTTTTCAGCTTTTGCATCACCTGTTAAATTAAATTTTTTACCATGTATCTTGCAATCTTCTTTTACCAATGGATTTAAAACTATAACATTTTTCTTTTTTTCATCCTTACTAACTAATATAGATGGTAAATCACCTGGTAATATAAAATCCTCAGTTGGAGAAATAATATTACTTGTAGATGATATTGGTATAATTGGTTTAGTGCCAGCTTCATCTTCATAAAATGTTTTGTAAGAAATTGCATCTTCAATTATATTAAAATTTTTAATCTTATTTAAGATATGTAATATTAATTTAAATGAAATATATGGGGTTTTTGATATTGATGTATCTTTTTGAGCAAGATTTACCGCATCCCAATTGAAAAAATCGGTTTCCCAATCTTTCTTTATTCCAAAATTTTTAGCAAATTCGGGTTCTTTGTGTAAATCCTTTGTTAATTGGATAATCCAAGAATCAAATCCATGTGGGAGTTCTTTTTTTCCTTTTGCAGAATCCACATCGGATTTCTTTTCCTGTTTTACAGGAGCCCAAGTTGTTAATTCATTTCCAGCAGATATTGTTAAATCAATATCATATGTTCCATCGGTTTGGATTGAATAAGTATAATTAGTGACTTTACCTGCCATAAAATCATAATCACCATCGGTATCCACCAATAATTTTAAATAATCTATTTTTGCCTTCTTATATCCATCTGGTGCATTAGAAAAACATTCCGTATATTTTTGAACATATTCTTTATGATTTTTGGTTGCAAACATTTTACTTTCCAAATCATAATTCTTTCTAACCATAGAATTCCAACCGTATTCTAACACCACATTCATACCAGGTCTTAAAAAAAACAACTCAAACATTTCAAGTTGTTTTAATGTAAACACTCTTATTTTTACACGTGCTTCTTTTAATGTATTATTTCCACCCGATGTATCTATTTCAACCGATTCAATCATTGGAACTGAAACTCGTCTGTTCACTTCACCTTCAACTTTTATAGGTTTACCATCTAAATCATATCCTGCAATAGTTTCACCTGTTTGGTATCGTTTTAATATATCTGTTGTATTTGCAACAACACACCCCTTATAGGCAAATGAATCAAAATTTTCAGATGCATATATACCAGGAATATCTTTTTTGTCTATCGTATTTGTAGCTACTGCTGCCGAAGATAAGATAACAAACGGCATTAGAGTATTTAGAGATTCTTTATTAGATTCTCTACTTTTTATTTTTTTTACCGTCTCTTCATTTAAAGGAGATAAAAATGGAAACTGTGAAAATCCCATAACTTTATTTATTTATTCTTTCAAAATCATTCAGTATCTTTGCAACATTGGTTGGTATTCGTAATTGAATACCATTTTCAATTGAATATGATGCATCATTTAGATTATTTGCAATTGCAATAATCCACCAAAGATTTTGGTCGTTGTAATATTTTGATGCAAGTATATCCAATCTATCACCACCTTCCGAAACTATATACATATCATCATTAGATGCTTTTATTCGTGGATATATAACACTACCTAAATACTTTCTTTTAGTATCCGTTGTAGTTAAATTACTTGCATATGTATATCTACTTGCCATTTTATGTTGTAGTTGGTTTGATATTTTCTTTTATGAATTCATTATCTCTTCCATCAAAATTATATTTAAATGTTTTAGTTTCCGAATTTACTGTATGGTTTTCTATTATTTTCATACCAATAGAAACATCTATTATTGATGGGTATGCAGATGTATCTTTTGATAAACCACCATCAAAATTCGCCCAAGTTGTATTATCTTGTATGCTAAATGATAACGATTCAATATACCCAAATACATTCTTATACAATTCACCAATAGTTAAATAAACTAAATTTGGAGAAAATGCATATTGTGCAGTTGCTTTATTTTCACCGTATGTTATTTCTGATAATTTATCGTATGGAAATGCTAATGATTTTAAATAATTTATTTTTTTAATCATAGTAGTTCTTTCCATTAATTCAAAATAATATAATTTTAAACCAAATTTTAAACTTCTTTCTACACCGTTGTATCTATAATTTTTAAACGGAGAACCAACATATTGAAATCCTTGCCATTCAGGAGTTATATCCTCTGATATTCCACTAATTGTTCCAACAAATGGAATTATAGTTTTATTACCATATTTTTTAAATAAAACAGGAACTTGATTTGTATCTTTATATTCCGATTCAAAATCCTTTTTATATGCAGCATCATCTTCAAATGAATCCCTTTTTAATAAAAAAGAATTACCATCATCCCACTTAAATTTACCATCTCTTTTAACTAACTCCGTAGAAATATATTCTTGTTTTTTTGTTATAGGATTTATTATTTGGCTATATTTTTCCTTATATTCACTATTTGTTATTTTTTCAGTCAATGGTTTACCATTTGCACCAATTGAATATACATCACCGTAAGTGGATGGATTTTTTGATTTTAAATCTTGTGCATACGATTTAACTTCTTTTCCTCCACCCAATTTATTGATTGCTTTTATTGCCTGATTTGCAATAGTTCCTGCGGTAGTTGAACCACCTGGTGCACTTTTACCAAATAAAGGAGGTATTGGAGATGGTTGTGTTTTTACATAATAAGGAGTTTCTGCTTCAACTGCACTTTGTAATAAACCAACAGTTGCTCCTTTAATAGATACTGGCTTAGAAATAAAACTATCACTACCATATATGGTATCCGATGGTCTATTTGCACTACCACCAATAGTTCCCGCAATTTGTCCACCAATTAAATCACCAATTGCATTAGGTGAAGATGCTATCAATGCAGCTGCTCTTGGTGGATTTACTAAACCACGACTTTCTATACGAATCTTTTCATTATCGTATAAATCGTTCTCTTGATTCTTAAATAATTCTGCTATTGTAGGCATTTATAGTGTATTGATTTACTATAAATATGAGTTATTCAAATTTATGGAGCTTTATATGCACCTACTGCTTCTTTTCTAGCTACTGCATAATTCTTTCTAGCTGCTGATAATAAGTTTGCATTTAATTTAGTTCCATTTATGTTTATAGGTCTATCAAATTCAGCTGCACTAACTTCTAATAATTGTTTAAGGAATCCCGAACTCATTCCCAATAATGCAACCATTTCAGTTTGCAATCTTGTCTGATATTGAACGTCATTTAATACTAATGATGGTTTTGTTGAAACTGCCGCTGCTACTTTTGCAGGAGCTTTGCTTGCTGAACTTCCACCTTTTGGATTTGCACCACCAATAACACCCGCTTCTTTTAAATCTCTTGCAGCTAACATCGCATCTATACCAATGGATGCGGCAGTTCCACCGCCAGGAATCATAGATGCTCCACCACTAGCTACTTCCAATGCTGCACCGGAATAATCACCTGCCATTGCTCTTTGGCCTGCGAATACCAAACCAGCAGCCAATCCTAAAAATGGTATTTTTTTAATTAAAGATTTTCCTAATGTTTTTGCCGCCGTTTTTGCTACAACTTTTTCCGTAGCTTTTACTGCAACTTTCTCAACTGCCTTTGTAGTAGTTTTTTCTGCTAGTTTAGTAGTTGCTTTTGATGTTAATTTTGCAGTTGCTTTTTCAGTTGCCTTTGTAGTTGCTTTTTCAACTCCTTTTTTTGAAAATATATTTTTTACTTTATCAAACAGTTTATTACCCGCAGAGTTTTGAAGTTTTTCAAGTGGTCCTCCATCAACAATAGTAACAGGGGTTGGTTTGTTTCCAAATATCTTTTTACCTAAAAAATTACCAATAAGTCCTCCACCGATTGCACCTGCTGCGGTTAAAACATTTTCACTAAATGAACGTTTTATACCTAATTTAGCTTCTTCCGCTGCAAGTCTAATTGCATCGGCACTTTGAATAAATTTATTTTCTTCTGCAAGATTTAATTTCTCTTCTAATTTTTGTTGATTTATTAAGAATGCTTGATATTTGGCATATGCAGGTGATTTTAAATATGAATTGGTTATTTCCGCTTCTATTTTTGCCTGGTCTTTTTGTTGTTGTAATAAATTCTTTTGGTATTGTTTATATCCATCCGATTCTAAATACGCTTTTGTTATCTGACCTGATAATTTTGCATCTATAATTGCCGTTTGTGCAGAAATAGATGCCTGTTGTGCTGCTAATGTAGATTGCGCAGATTGTGTTGCTGATAAAAATCCTTTATTACCACCTTTTACATTTCCTGTCTGTGCACTTACATCTTTGGCATTACCGGTTGCAATCTTTTGTAATGAATCCAAATCCAATCCTCCCAATGCTTTTGAAAGTGATTCTTGTTGGAACATATTCATTTTAGAAGGGTCTAAACCTTGTGCTTTAATAGATTTTAAAGCATCATCGGTTTTACCTTGTGCAAATAGAGCACGTGCTTCTGATAGGTTTACATTTCTACCTAACATTGCCGATAATTCCATTTCGTTTTTGATACTATCTTTATAGTTCAAAACCATACTTTTACCTGCTTTGGCAACATCGTTAAATGAAACTCCTAATTGTTGTGCATAAGCAACTTGTTTTTGTAATGCAGGACCCGATTTAATTTGGTATCCTAATGCTTCTTTGGATGCACTTGCAACTTCCTCCATCAAACCACCTAAGTCTATGTTTGCAGAGTCTGCCATTGCTCGCATACCCTCAACCATATTTAATGCAGTTCCGGCTGAAACTTTGTTTGCTCTTTTAAAGAACGATACCATACTTGATATATTATCAGATGAAGCACCTGTTCTTTTTTCCAATACTGCCATATCAGCGGCTATTTCAGAAGAAACTTTATTACCCAATGCTTTTGATGCCGCTGATAACGAAGATGCTACATTTTCTGCACCCACACCTGCCAATTGCATTTGTGCCGCACCGTATCCTATTGAACCTAAACTTTTTCCAAAAAGTGCAGTTTTTGCAGCAGCTTGGAATTCTGCTGCACCAGTTTGCATTTGTGCAGAAAATTGAATTGCGGCTCTTTGGGAAGCATGTGCAGCATCAATTGTTAATCGATTTACCTCATTGGCAGTATCTATACTATTTTGGTTTACTTCTAAACCTATCTGTTTACTTACAAACGCCTTTTTATTGTCAAGTTTTGAAAGTTCATTAAAATTATCTATATTATTTTGATGAATTTCCAAAGCTGCTCTTTGCTTTATGAAACCTTGTTTATTATCAAGTTTTGCAAGTTGTCTTTGTGCACTTATATTATTTTGTGCAGCATCGTTTGCTGCCTTTATAGCAGCATCCATTTCTGCACCAAAATACTTTGTTGCCAATGCACCAGCAGCTGCACCTAATGCAGTTAATGCAATTTTTGCTGCCTCTGCATTTTTTCCAGCATTTTTTATAACATCGGCAAATTCATTCATTAGTGGAATACCTGATGAACCTAAATGGTCTAATGCGGTATCCATATAACCAATTTTTTTAGCAGTTTCATCAACTGCCTTGCCAAATGATTGCATCTCAGTTTTCATAGATGCAATAGTATCTCTTAATGCTTTATTTTCTTTACCAGTTAATTTAGCACCTTTTCTTGCTTTATTAAACTCTTCTGTTATTTGAGATACTGTTTTTTTGTATCCTTGTGCACTAATGTTTCCTTCTTTGTAATCTTTTAGTGCTTTTGCTTGAATACTCTGTGCTTTTGCCCAAGCATCTATTGTTTTTTGAACCTTTGAAACCTGGTCTTTTGATAAATTATTACTTACAGTTAATGACTTATTTATACCATCAAGAACTTGTTTTTGAGCTTCTAATCTTTTATTGGCAGCAGCATACAACGCATCTCTTTTTTTAAGATTTGCAGTTTCAGCAGCAAATACACTTTCTAACCCAGAGGTATTAAGTGGAGCATTTGTATTAGTATTAGGAGCTTGCTTTTTTGCCATTTAGATTATGGATTCTTTTTAATGAATGTGTCGATATCGGTAGTATCAACTCCTTTACTTTTCATAAGAGTTTGTGTATTTTTTAACACATCGTTCATGGAGTCATTCCAATCAGACCAAACACCTGCCAATTCAGGGTCTTCTTTACGCAATCTATGCAACCAATCTGTTTCTTTATTTTGAGATTTTGCTTTTAAAAATAGATTGAAGAATTTATCTAAAACCCCCTCTGATAATAATCTTTTAGACATAATTGTGTTTTAATTTATATTACTCATATAAATATCATCTTCTTCGAGTTTTAGATGAATTAGTTGTATTTTGATTTCTACTTTTTTCTATCGTCTCTCGTTCACCCTCTTTTGTTTTAAGTAATTCTTTCCAATAAAACTCACGAAGTTTAGTTGGCATGAAATACAAATCATGCCAATTAAACCCACCATTTGAGTGATACACCATTTGAAAAATGGTTTCGTGTAATATAATAGAGTAATTAATCGGCAGGGTAAAAAAAGTCTATCCCAAATGGGATACGGAGAGCCTCCGTCTCACCTGCTGAATTTTCATAATCAAATGTCAAGTCCAAATCAGGTGTTAATTCAGAAATTACTTTTCGTAATGCTTTTGAATCTGCTGCTAATAACCTGTTTGCTACAAAATTACTAATAGTACCTAAATCCCTATTACCATCAACTTCTACAATCATTCTTCTATATCTTGCAGTGATTTCGTTTCCTTGCTTTGTAACTTTCTCACTTGCTTCAACATCTTTCTGAATTGCAAGCTCATCACCATGAGTAAGTAATTTAAATTTTATTGATGTTTTTGATTTTGGTAAAACAAATTCAAATTCATTGTTTCTATTTAATAATGATTCATCTACTTCTTTTGTTTTCAATTTAGATAAATCTACTTTTGTAATAACATCTTCACCTGAAATAGGGTCTGTTACCGTTACATCATATTCAGAACCAAATGCCAACATTCTCGTAATAATAAGAATTGCATTTTTATCACCAATTAAAAGGTCGTTGATATTAACACCAGGTTCTACAACTACTGATTCTAATAATTTATCCATATGAATACCTTTACGAATTAAATTAGATGATGTAAGAATATCTTCTTCTTTTGCTGTCATCAATTTAATTGTAATTTCACCTTTTGCAAGTGGGTGGTTTTCTGGATAACATAATCCTTTTGATGGTAATGAGATAACTTCCGTTGCGAATGGAAAATTTTTTGTAGTTTGTGCAGGAGTTACTCCTAAACCTCTTGTAACTTGTTGTTCTAATTCTTGTTCCATATTAAAATATAACTTTGTGTTTAATAATATATATCACATTTTTAAAAAAACAAAGGGGAAACATTGCTGCTTCCCCTTTTATATTTAAGAGTTTAACTATTAGAGATTAGTATTCAAGTATAGCGTAATCGTAAGTTAAAGTTAATTCAATTGATAATGGGTCGTTTGATGCCCAATCTAATTCACCAAAGTTTGCAGATGAAATAAATGCTCCCTTTAATGTCCATTGTTCTACTTTATCACCAACTGGTCCTAATAGATAGAAAGTAATATCTTTCTTATAGAATGCAGAGTATCCATCTCTACCTGTTAATGATTCATGTGAACTTCTTACCCACTCCATCACTTGTTGTGCTCCTGATGGAACAATTGGGTCATAAAGTGTGATGTTAATATCATCCCAAGTAGATTTTCCTTTAATTTTTCTCTTTACGTTGATGTGGTCTAATTCAACAACTTCTGATGTAAATGTTGGTCTACTTGCAGTTTTGATAATGTATGACTCTATACCATTGATTTCCATGATGAATCTATTCCCTAATTTAGGTTCAAAATTCTTATAGAACATCTTGTCAAACTCTAATATTTCTGGCATTTCTTTTGTATTTAAATGTTATTCTTCTATAAATATCTAATTTTTTAATTATCCGTTAAATGCGGCACCAGTTGGTAAAATGTTGAAGTCAATTTGAATGAATTCAGCAGTTTTAGTTGGTTGTAAGTAGATAGCTCCTTTCATAATGTTTCTATCAATTACATCTGGTGTGTTGTTAGAATTATCCATCACTACTTTGAATGCGTAAAGTCCTTGTCTTTGTTGAATTGCTTCTAAGTAAGGGTTTACAATGTTTAAGAATCTATTTCTAGTTTCAGCAGTATTTTGTTCGAATACTAAATATCTCGAAGTAGATGCGATGTATTTTCTAACAGTCAATAATAATCTTCTTACGTTAATTCTATCCAATGCAGATGGTTTATCTTGTAATGTCTTTTGTCCGAACACTACGATACCTTGTCCTGGGAACTGAACGATTGGGTTTACTTTTGCTTCGTATAATGTATCCTTTTCAGATTGAGTTAAACGATTTTGAACAGATACTGCTCCAATCAATCCACCTCTATTTAAACCTGCCGGTGCAAACCATTCAGCTGCTACTCTATCGTTAGAAGCAAATACTCCTGGTAACAATACAGATGGTGGAACAGAAATCAATTTGTTTGTGTTTACATCAATTGTTTTTACCCAAGGGTAGTAAGTTGCTGCGTAGTTAGAATCAATTGCTTCTGCCTGTGTTACTGCTTGTGCGATTGAGTCTGAATAAGCATTTGTGTCCATAATGTAGAAACAATCACTTCTCTCTTCAACCATATCCAAAACATCAGTTGTTACGGATGGGTGTAATCTTCTAATAACACCAGGAGTTACAACCATATTGATGTCAAATTCGTCTGCGTTTGATAATGCTGCAATTGCTTTACCGTATGCTACCGAACCACTTGCAGTTGCCGATGATAAGTTAAATCCTTGTGAGTTTCCTTCTACAATATCAGTTCCTTTGTAGATTGGAGTTGCAGGATTCATACCATCAAAACCTTCTTGGAATGTTACGATGAATTGTGCAGATGTTGAACCAACTGTTAATGAACCACCGTTTGATGCATCTAATCCAAATGCACTATTCTCACCTACACCTGCTCCTGTTGGAATTGGTTTAGCGTAAATTGCGTTATCTGTATTACCATCTAAGTCAATACCACCATATTGTGCAGTAGAACCTGTGATGTAAGTTACTTCTGGAATCAATGCTCCAACTGCTGCTGATGCAGAAACTGGTAATGTATAAGCTCCGTGTCCAAAAGGAACTGCTTGTACCGGTGCAGATTCGTTTAAGTTTGCAATTCTAATATATTTTGAGTTATTCACCCAATCACCTGTTTCTGAAATTTTACCCGCTGCATCAATTGATAATTTTCTATCACCGATTACTCTACTGATAAAGTTAGGAGAATTAGGGTCTAAGTTAATGTTTGAATAAGTTTCTAATACAACTTTCTTTTTGTTAGTATCTGTATATTGTCTTACTGTTAAAGTAAATGTACCATAATCAGTTCCACTTACAGTTCCTGCTGCTTTGATATTAGAAATACCAATTTTAACTTTTGTATTTGCAGAGTTACCAACACCTAATGTTTCAACTTTAAATAAGTTATATCTATCACCCGAAATTGTTTGTGATTGAATGTATGGTGTGATTGCCTCTTGTGCATCAAATGCAAATGATTGGTTTCCTAATACAGTTACCGAAGCAGATGCATGAGAAGTAAATGTAATTGAAGAGTTCTTAAAGAATGCATATGAGTAAGCAGTTTTTGCTCCTAATGCAGATGTTCCAAATACTGCCTCAATATCATTTGTATCAGATGAATCCAAAGATGCAGTTAAATCTAAACTACCACTATTAGTGTGTAGGATAAAATCACCGTTTCCTGAACCAGTTACGTTAGCACCATATAAACCCGCATTTGAGTTTGTTGATGTATTGAATAAGATACCTAATGATTGTGATACTGCTCCCGAAGTTGCAGTTAATAATAAAGGAGCAGTTTCGATGTATCCACCAATACCTGCAATTCTTGCGATTGTTGCAGTTCCTGCCTCTCTTAAATATGATTGTACTGCTAATGGTGTGTAGTATGTATCATCAACTGTTCCAAAAAGAGTTTCGAATTCTGTTTGAGAATTTACGATTGTTGGAACGATTGGTCCTTCTTTGAAAGGTCCGATGAATGCTGCACCAATATCAGCTACACCTTGTTGTAAAAATGATAGGTCGTTTTCTTTTGTAAAAACACCTGGTGATACTATTTTGTCTGCCATTTTAATGCTAAATTTAAAAATTTTATTATCTCATTATAAATATAAAAATTATTTTCAAAACATCAAATGTTATTTATATGATGGTGAGAAATAATCATATACTTGTCCAATTTCAGTTGAAGTCAATTGTCTGTTATAGAATAATACAGGTCCTAAATGACTAGTTAGAGTGTATGCATTCTGTTCACCTCCTATTTGGATTGCTGCAAATGTTTGATAATCCAACGAACCATTTGATATAGTTCCACTTGCAGTTTTATCAATATATCCAACATTAGTTCCATTTAACTTTGCAGTATAAGAAATCATATACCAAGTATTGGTAGATAATGCAGTAAATGTACTATTATACTGCAATATTGATTCATGAATAGCATAAGTACCGGCACCATCAGTAGAACGTAAAAATAATCCCCACAATCTAGTTGAAGGTGGTACTGCTTTTTTACCCATTATTTGATAATAGCCAGTTGATAAATGCGATGGTAATCTAACCCATGCAATTACTGTCATTTCTGATGCATTGAAATTAGTATATCCACCATTTATGTTAGTTGTGTCATCTTTGTACCAAAATGAATTACTACTACCAACAAAATATTTTTCTTTTCTACTTGCTCCTGCATTATATGATGGATTGCCTCCACTAAATCCTGCTGCATTTGATACACCTGCCGGTCTAACACCTGTTCCATATCCACTCAAATCCAACCAATCAGTTGTTGGTGTTCCAGTTGCCGGTAATGTACCACCTGGGAAAGAAGATGCTTTTGATGGGTCTAAATACATTCTCAATCCAGATGATGGAATGTATGGTTGTGTAGTTGTTCCTTTATTATGAGAAATTACACCATTTGCCAAATAAACGTCGGCATTCTCTACGTTGATTGTTACAATTTCAATATCTTGATTTATAATTCCAATATCAGTTACTTCAACTTCAACTAAACCATCTGCATCTGTATATGTAACAACTTTATCACCTATAACAATATCCTGTATAGTTTTAAAGTGATATTTGTTTATTTCAACATCATATACCCAAAGAGGGTGTGTTCCAGTTGCTTTAATTAAACCACCATTTAATTCATAATATCCACTTGCAAAGTTAAATGTAATATCACTAACAACTACATCTTGTGATTGACCATCAGATTCTTCCAACATATAGAATCTCCAATCTAAATTTTCTGATTCTGCATCTTGTGATTCATCGGGCAATCCTGCTGGCACCCATGCTTTTATTCTATCCCCAACAACCAAATCTTCAACATTCAATTCTGTTCCAGATGCAGTTGTTACTTTTGTTCCAAATAATAAACAAAAATCAGGTTGGTTAATCGTATTATAGACATCAACCGCATATAAAGTTTTTGTAGTTGGTACTCCGTAATTTGTTGCTGCCAAATTATACCCATCTGCATATTGCATTGTTAAAACAGAAGATGCTTCCGAATATGTGGATGCTGCAATAGATGCCGGTGTTAAAGGAACTACGGTAGGACCTGTTGAATATGTTCTTGTACCTGGTGAAAAGTTTGCATTACTAAATGAGCAAGTGTAGTTGTTCGTAACTTGCTGAACTTTTGAATAAAATAAAGAACCAGTAGATGTAAATGAAAATTGTGCATTTTCTGTTGTTGATTCTACAATATATGTATATGTTGGAACTGTTACGGTAACCGCATCAGTTGCAAATCCAAGCAAGGAGGAGTTATTAGTTGCTCCACTCAAACCACCCAATGAAACTGCCTGCGAAGTTCTTGCTGAACCACTTACTGCTCTGTATAAATTTCCTAATGATAAATTAGTTCTTGCCATTTTTTATGTATTATTCTCCGTTATAAATATGTAAAAGTTTTTCTTTCCATATTTCAGTATTTCCAAAGTGTGATTGCATCCAATCTTTCAATTTTTGATGTTCTTCTTTCCTTTCTTCGTAAGTATCGTTACAGATTTGTTCGTAGGTTTCCTTAAAACTTTCTGCATCTTTTGCCTTATATTTGTAGTCAAGTGGAATACACCAGTTTTCGTGTAATATTGGTATTTTACCCCAATCAACTGCTTCAAATATTCCATATCCGAATGGTTCATTTTCAAAACAAGAGTGAGATATACCCCAATCAAGTCCATAGAACCTTTCTTTATATTTGTAATCAAACTTATAAATTTTACTTTTTTCAAATTTATATCCGTATTTTTTTCTATAATACTTATTAAATGTTTCTGTATTAGTAGATACATATGATTCAAGTCCATCTATGAACTCCACATTCTTTCTACCTTCTGCTCTTGCAGCAAATCCTACTTTTAAAGATTCAGAAACTTCTTTATTTACTTTAAATTCGTATTTGTTTGGTATTTGGTGTAAATTATCCGTTTTATATGGGAAATGATATAACCCTACCCATACTTTATGTTTAATTTTATCAATCATTTCTGATTCATATTCCCAATTACCATACCAATGTAAGTATTCTTCTTTTTGCATTTGTGCCATTAAAGACACTTTTGTTAAATTATGGAAAACAATTGAATCAATCTTTTCCAAATTTTGATGAATAGCTCTTGTTGGGGTATAATGACCATGAAGAATATGTATCCGTCTTGCACCTTCAAATATTTTTAATATTTCATCTTCCGATGTTTCCCAAATGTGGTCAATATCAATTGGAAACTCTTCGTAATTTTGAGGTTTGTGTCTGTGGAATAGAAGAAGTGGCTTCACTTCTAAATGAGGAGCCACTTCTTTTATCCATTCTGTTACCCATATATCCGCACCACTATTGAACCAAGGTCCTCCTGCGGTGGTGTAGTAAACGTCATACATTTATTTAGAACCTATTTGTGCCTTTAACTGGTCTATTTGAATTTGTTGTTCTTTAATTGCTTCTACCAATAAACCTACCATTTTAGAATAATCTAATGCTAAGAAACCATCATTTCTTTCAGTTACTACTTGTGGTAAAACTTGCTGAACTTCTTGTGCTATTAAACCTGTTTTTGGAGTTGATTTAGTTACTTCGTTTACATCATCATTCCATTCCCAAGTTACACCATTTAATTGTTTAACTTTTAATACTGCATTTGAGATAGTTTGAATATTATTCTTATGTCTCTTATCAGAAGTATAGTATGCCGTAATATCACCAGTTGCAGTAATAGTTCCGTTGATTGTTAAGTTACCAAATGTTGGAGTTGCGTTTGTTGCTACCGATTGTCCGATTGCTACCGTTGGAGTTGCACCTTCACCACTATTGTTTGATAAAGTCACACCTGTTCCTGCTACTAAACTTGCAACATAATCTCCTGTTGTTTGGGTTGATAATGCAATGTTTCCACTTGCTGAACCTAATTGAATTTGTGCCGAACCGGTTACAACAGTTCCAATTGCAATTCTAATAGTATCAGCAGTTACAGTTCCTCCCAATGATGTGGATTGTCCTGCAATTGTAATTGCGTTGTTCGTCAATCCAATTGTTGGGGTTGCTCCTTCACCACTATTGTTGGAAAGAGTAATATTAGTTCCTGCAACTAAACTAGCTACATAATCACCGGTCGTTTGAGTTGATAATGCGATGTTTCCACTTGCTGAACCTAAACTTACTTGTGATGAACCACTAATTACACCTAATGAATTATTATATGCTAAAACATTAGAGTCAAAATTGGTAATGGTATCTGCGTTTACTTGTGAAGAACCGGATACAACACCATTTGTAGAATTAATTGTACCATTAAATGAAGTTGCAGTAATTACATCTGCTTTAAAATCTGCTAATGCAAATCCATTACCAGAAGTATCAATTGTGCCCGATGGTTCTGATGTATATCCTTCAAATACTTTCCAAGCACCACCATCACTTGCATCTCTAAAAATACCAGAGTGTGCATAAACACCATCATTATAATTACCAACTATACCCAAATCAGGGTTTGTTATAGATGAACCTTCATTTAAATAAATCAAATTATCATTAATTGCTAAGTTAGTTGAATTAATGATTGATTGTGTACCGTAAACTACGATATTTCCTAAAAATGAAACAGTTGAACCTGTCATTTGAATACCCGCTTGCAAAGAAGAAGTATATGTATTTAAATTGGTTATAGAAACACCTTGCGAGTCATTGGTAGTTTTAGCAGTTGATGCGGAAGAAATCAATGAACCAGTAATAGTTGCTAAATTACTATTTTGTGTTAGTTGTGAACCACTAAATGTTTCCAAATTAGATGTTTCAACTTCTAATGCAGATAATCTAGTTAATGCGGATGCACTAAATGTTTCTAAATTTGTAGTTTCTACAATTAAAGATGCAGTTGCTGAATTTATATTAGTTATTGAAACTCTGTCAGCAGATGCCGAAGAAATCAATGAACCCGTAATGGTTGCTAATGTAGTATCATATGCACTAAATCCGGTAGTTGATTGTAAAGTTACTTGCGATGAACCCGAAACTACACCGTTTGTTGCGTTTATAGCACCGTAAATGTTTGTACCATAGATTGCTCTGTATCTTGCCGCAGAAGAACCTAAATCAAATGCATTATCATTATTTGGTATAATGGATGAACTTAAATCTGCATTAACAACTACATTATCAGTAGCAGCATCACCAATTGTGATAGTACCTCCTAATGTTAAGTTACCTGCAATATTTGCATTACCTGTAATATCTAATCCAGAACCTGATATTGGTCCGAAAGTTCCGGTACTACCCGTTCCTGCTACTGCCAATGTAATATCACCAGTATCACCTCCGACCAATAATGTCCCTAATGTTGTGTTTACGAATGGTTCTCCGAATGCTAACGAACCTGATTGTTGTGCGGTTGTCCCACGTCTAAATTTAAGTGCCATCTAGTTACCTTTTTTTTAGTACGATTATGTTGTTTATATAAATATCTATTTTTTTACGAAACCTACACATTAAAATCTATATGGAATTGGCTTCCACTATAAGTAAAGTATTGTGCATATGATGCCGAATATAATTCTAATGCATCTAATCTTGTATTGGTAGATGCAGTAAATGCGTTTATTTTAGTAAATTCAGCTGCTAAACCTGCCCCTACCGAAATAGATGCGGTATATTCCAAATCATCTAATCTAATCTCCGTTGCTCCTGTGTAAGTATTCAACGATGATGTGAATTGATGGATTGAACCTGTTACCTGTGCTAATGTTGTAAATCTTCCTTCAAAACTTGCAGTTACACTACCGATTGTTCCTAATCTACTTTCGAATGAACTTGCTGAGCTAATTAAAGAAGCAGTTACTATTCCAATTTCAGTTGCTCTACTTTCTAATGATGCAGTTTCAGTTCCTAATGTTGCAAATCTACTTTCAAATGAAGATGCCGAACTGATTAAAGAACCAGTAATAGTTGCAATTGCACTTGCTCTTCCTTCTAAACTTGCAGTTTCTGAATTTAAATTAGATACTGCAATTGTATTTAAAGATGCCGTTTGAATTAGGGAACCTGTTATGGTTGCCAAATCACTTGCTCTACCTTCTAAACTACCCGTCTCAGTTTCTAATGCAGTTAATCTTAAAAGTGTAGAAGAACTAAACGATTGTAAAGATGCACTTGCAACATTTAGAGATGCCGTAGTTTGATAAATTGATACTAATGAAGATGTTACACTTGCACTAAATAAATTTAAACTAGCAGTTGTTTGATATATTGATACCAAAGAGCCAGTTACACTTTCACTAAATTGATTTAACGAAGCAGTTGTTTGATGAATACTTGTTAAATCATTATTTACCGATGTAGTGTATGAGTTTAAACTTGCAGTAGTTTGATAAATTGATACTAATGAAGATGTTACACTTGCACTAAATAAATTTAAACTTGCAGTTGTTTGGTTTAAACTTGCAGTTGTTGAATTTAATTCTGTTAATTGTAATGAAGATGTAAATACATTATCACCACCTGCTAAAAGTATTTTAGTTTCATTATTTTTTGGTCCTGCAATCCAGTAATCAGTTGTTGAGTCCCAAACCAAAGAACCAGATGTTGTGGTTGCACCGGTTGGGTCTTTTACCAATAAACCACCATTTGTAGTTGATGTTCCATTTAATTCAATAATATTATCTCCCAATTGAACCGTAGTTGAATCAATTGTAGTTTGAGTTCCCCTAACCGTTAGATTACCCAATACTACTACATTCGAACCTGTAAGTTCGATTGCAGTTTTTAATGATGCAGTATATGATTGAATATCACCCAATCTTTGTTCATGAAGAGATGCAGTTGTAATCAATGAACCACTTATGGTTGCCAAAGATGTTGCTCTACTTTCTAAACTTGCAGTTTCAGTTCTTAACGCATCTAATTGAACAAGAGCAGATGCCGATGCTAAATTTAAATTAGTTATAGAAATTGTGTTAGCAGATGCAGTTGAAATTAATGAACCACTTATAGTTGCCAACGCAGTTGCTCTACTTTCTAAACTTGCCGTTTCTAAATTTAAATTTGTTATAGAAATCGTATTAGCAGATGCAGTTAAAATTAAAGAACCACTAATAGTTGCTAAATCTGCAAATCTATTTTCATGCGATGAAGCAGTTAAAATCAAAGAACCAGTAATTGTTGCTAATGAAACTGCTCTACTTTCAAAACTAGCAGTTACACTACCTACCGTTGCAAATCTACTTTCAAATGATGATGCAGAACTGATTAAAGAACCAGTAATAGTTGCTAAACTTGCATTTCTACTTTCAAATGATGATGCAGAACTGATTAAAGAACCTGTTATGGTTGCCAATGCAGTTGCTCTTGTTTCTAATGATGCAGATGTAGTTTCTAATGATGTTACTCTTTGGTTTAAAGCAGTAATATCAACACCATTTACACTACCTGTGAATGATGCACTAACACTATTTACCCACAATGTTCTCCATTTTGCACCAGTAGTTCCTAAATCTAATGTTCCATTTCCACCTGGAACTAAATTTGTTGTAAATACACCAGGAACACTAATATTATCTCCCGTGTTATTTCCTAAATATAAATTACCCGAAATTGCAACATCTCCACTAAAATAAGCATTAGAAGCAGTTACATCACCTTGCAAATAAAGTGAACCTGAATTTATATCATCTAGTCTTAATAATGTTATTGGTGTAGTTCCGTTTGAAACTTGCAAAGAGTTATACCCTTTATGTAAGTATATCTCACCATCAACTAATGATACTGAACCTGAACCTCTCCTTATTTGAAATAATGTTGCCATTTTATACTTTTATGTTTCTTATAAATATCTTTAAATATTAAAATCCAAATCTCCCGCAGTTGATATATATTTTGCTAAATGCATATAATTTGCAGTTATACTACCAGTAGTTACATTTATTGCAGATGCACTTACCGATAAGTAAGTGGTGTTGTTGATTACAACATCAAATGAACCTGTCCTTGCTACCGCTTGCGTATTTCCCGTACTATCTTCTGTGAAATTTACAGTTCCTGCTGCATCCGGGTCTAAATTAAAATCAAATGTATTTGGTCCTGCTGCTACACCTACCTCTGTTCCATTAACTAAAAATGAACCACTTACTGAAACTGAACCTGTAAATTGGTGTGTATCATCACCCGTATCACCAAATTTATTAGAACCGGATGTATATAAAATAGATGATGAAATAACACCTATATTGAATTGTCTTGCGTTTATTTCACCTAATACGGTTAGATTACCATTTATTAATCCATCATTTTCTACTAATAATGAACTACCGGTAATACTACCACTAATATCTATATTACCGTTTGTGATTATATCTCTAACAACATACAAATCTCTTCTTAAATTTGCATCTTGCGTTATTACCAATTCACCAAATGAGCCTGTTTGGGTTAAAGTAATGGAACCAGTATTGGTTACATTTGTTGTTATAATTTCTTCAATAGAATTTGATGACCCCGAACGATTTAAAAAAACTTTACCATCGTAAGTGTTTATTGCTATTTCACCTACATTTAATGTAGATGTATTTGGTACTTTGCCAGGTGTGGCAGAGCGTTTAAGAATAATACTTTGAGCCATATATATGGATTCTATTGAATGTTATATAACAAAAAAGGGTAGTATATATATACCACCCTTATAAATATAATAATTTTTATTTAAACTTAAAATTGTCCTGCATCTAATAAAGAAGCAGATGCTTCTAAATTTGCCAATCTTGTTGCTACTGAACCACTAAATGATAATACATCACCAATTCCATAAAGAGAACCACTAAAACCGTTTGTTGTTGTAAATGTTCCTCGTATTTGTTCGTTGTATCTGAATTCAATTGCATCATTTGTAGTTGCAACTTTGTAGAGTGAACCACTACCTTGTATATACCCAACTGTTCCCGCATATGGTTCTGAATTGAAATCAAAATCATCAGGTCTCATTGAAGCAGTTACTCCTGTCAATTGAGCACCACTACCTATGAATACGGATGCTGATACAATTGATGCCGATACTGCTCCTGCAATATCAATATCACCATTGCCAACAATATCACCGGTTACATAAACTCCACCTGCAACATTTACATCGTTAGTTACAACTATTTCACCAAATGAACCAGTTTGTGTTAAAGTAATTGAACCAGTGGTTATTGAGTTTGTAACTACAATTTGCTCAATACTTTCTGCCGAACCAGATTTATGTAAGAAAACTTTCCCGTCATAGGTGTTTATTGCAACTTCACCAACACTCAAAGAACTTGTTGTTGGGGTTTTACCTGCTACACCAGAACGTTTTAATAATATATTTTGAGCCATTTGGATTTGTTTTAGTTCGTTAAAAATTAAACCCCCCATATTTCAGGGGGGTATTTTATGTTAGAACGAACCTCCGTCTATTGTATTACTCATTACAAAGTTAGAACCATCGTATTGTAGTAAATCTCCCGCAGTTGTTGGTGCGGTTACAAAGTTGATGTTATCGTTTGTATCTCTAAATGCAATTCTCTTCGAGTTACCACCACCAGATGGAACATTTAAAGATGCAGTTACTGCCGAACCTGTTATTGGTTTGTTAAATTGCCAAGCATCAGGAGTAGATTGGTAAGTGATAGTTGCGGTTGCTCCTGCTACCTCAATACCTGCTCCGTTTGCAGCTGCTGCATTTGTTGAACCACTTGCTAATGTTATTAACTTATCTTCAACTACTAATGTTGCAGTATTTAATGTTACTGTGTTACCTTGTACTACTAAATCTCCACCAATTGTTACATTTGCAGTAGTTGTTACACTATTAAATGTTACATCGTTTGTAGTTCCAACTCCTTGTTTAGTTCCAGTTCCTTCTAATACTGTAATTCTACTGTTTTGAGAAGATGCTGATGCTATTAAACTTCCGGATACAACACCAATTTCTGTTAATTTAGTATTTACAGATGAACTGAATGTGTTTAAGTTTGAAACAGAAGTATTTACACTTGCAGATGTTGTTTCTAAATTAGATAATCTACCATCTTGTGTATCATTAGTAGATTTAGCTGCCGATGCAGATGTTATTAAAGAACCACTAACTACACCAATCTCTGTGAAACGAGTATCAACACTTGCAGTATAAGTTGCTAATGTAGAATCTTTTGTTAATTGTGAAGAACTGAATGAGTTTAAGTTTGTAATAGAAACTCTATCAGCACTTGCAGATGCTATTAAAGAACCACTAACTACTCCAATTTCAGTAAATCTAGTTTCTGCCGATGCAGTAAATGCGTTTAATGCAGTTGTAGATGTGTTAGAAGATGTATATGAGTTTAATGCATCAATTGATACTTGTGCACTTGCAGTAAATGTATTTTGATTTGAGTTTGCAATTGCTGCTGCACTTGCAGATGATATTAACGAACCTGTTATAGTTGATAATGCCGAATTAAATGCTGTAAATCCAGTTGTTGATTGTAAAGTAATTTGAGATGAACCACTAACTACCGAATCACCACCTGCTAAAAGGATTTTACTTTCAGAATTTTTTACACCTGCAATCCAGTAATCAGTTGTAGTATCCCATAGTAAAGAACCAGTTGCAGTATTTGGTGCAGTTGCATCTTTTACCTGAATACCACCATTCGTTACACCACTACCATTTAATTCAATGATATTATCTCCAATCTGAACTGTTGTTGAATCAACAATAGTTTGAGTTCCTCTAACTGTTAAGTTACCTGGAATTGTTACATCATTACTAAATGTTACATCTCTACCACTTGCAGTAAATGCAGTTTTTAATGATGAACTGTATGAGTTTAAAGTTCCTAATGATACAACTGCGTTTGAAGCAGATGATATTAATGAACCACTAACAACTCCAATTTCCGTAAATCTTGTGTTAGCAGATGCACTAAATGTATTTAAGTTTGCGTTTGAAACAGATGCTGCACTTGCTGAACTAATCAATGAACCACTAACAACTCCAATTTCAGTAAATCTAGAATCGTAAGATGCAGTTACTGTGCCAATTGTTGATAATTGTGTAAGAACTGCTCCTGAGAATGTATTTAATGCGTTTACAGAATTACCAATAGTTCCACTACCAATAGATGCAGATAATGCATTAATTGATGTTGCAACAGATGCACTAAATGGTTGAATGTTACCTACTAAGTCAATTGCTTCGTTTGCACCACTACCAAGTAAAAATAAAGTTGGTAATTGTGTTGATGAACTTGCATAGTAAGGAACACCATTCAGCATTCCGTTGTAAGTTGATGCAGGGAATGTGTTTGGAGCAGTAGTTCCTCTTATAATACGGTTGGTTGCTTGAACCGTTCCATCTTGGGGAACAATGAACGCAATAGCATTACCATTGGAGGCAGTTAGGTTGGTTGAACCCGATGCTATTACTATCTCACCTTTTTGTAATGAGCCAGTTACGGTGCTTAGGGATTCTAAACTACCTCTTCTGTGTTTAATTATTTGTGCCATATTTTGTTTTTGGTTATTCTCGTTTTATTCTCAACCTATAAATATCTATTTTTTATCATAACCGTTAAATAAATTTATTTATTTTTACCACTCACCCTGGTCTACAATTAGAGATGATGTAGTAGTTAATTCTGCATCTGTTGCATATGTATCATTCAATGAACCAGTGAATTGATTTAATGAATCTAATATACCAATAACTTGTGACGAACCTGAAACTAATGTTGGTTTGTTTACTACATCTGCAAAATCAATTGAGTCTGCAAGTATTTCTCCAACTATCTGCGATGATGATATACTACCCGATGCTAATGATAAATTTACTTGTGCAGATGAACTAATTACACCTTCCGGTAATATTGCTTCAACATTATTTACAATAACATTTATAATAGATTGTGATAATGAAGTTTGTAATGATTGAGATACTGCATTTTGAACAGATGCAGAAAAGTCCGTACCCGTTGATGCAGCAGTTGTTAATGCAGAACCACTTTCTATTTGTTTTAATCTTATAAAATTTGCCATAATCTATTAATATAATCTTTCTATTGAAATAAAGTTGTTAAGATAACTAGCACCTATCATTAGTGAAACACGATAAACTCTATTATTTGTTTTATCTAATATTTGATATTGAGAACCATCACCTTCCGTTGGAAAATGCCAATTGTATAAAGAAGTTGATGCAGTTGTTGTATATGTACCATTATTAGCAGTACCACCGCCTGTTCCACCACTAACAGTATATTGACCACTAATATTAGCAGTATATGATGTTGAAACCGCACCCAAACTCAATCCTCTATTTCCAGATGTTGTGACCGTACATTTAATATTATCCAAACTTACAAAAGTTCCTGCATCCACAAATCCACTTGCTTTCCATATCAATTCACCGGCTACACCAGCAGGTGCTTTACTTAAATCTACATGAACACCTCTAAAAGTGCCACCACCTTCGAATATTCTCAATCTATCTCTGTAAATATCTACCGATGCATAACTTCCTGTTAAAGTTGTATTAGTTTGTGCCGTTACTAATTGTAATTCACCACCTTCATCACCACCAGTACCACCTATTGTTACTTGTCCATTAAATCTATTTGTTCCTGTAAATACATTATTTGTAGATGGTAGGTTTGTATTTGTTCTTAATTCCACTGCCGTTAAAAGCGGACCTGTTGATTCTCCAAAATCAAAAGTTCCAGCCATATTATCCGTAGTTCTCATACTATATGTATAAGTTCCTGCTGATGGTGTATCTATTACATTTAAACAATATGGTACATTTAGATTTGAAGTATTTTCAACTTGAATAATATTTCCAATCCCATTTCCATCTCTAAAAATTTGTAATCTAGCCCAAGCAGTTCCTCCTATTGGATTTGCATCTCCGGTCACCATAATTTGAACTGGGTTACCCGTTGTAGTAATACTTCCACTTACTATGGATGTACCTACTGATGTAATTCCGGTTCGTCTATTTCCTAATACTTGTGTATAATTTGGGCTTCCACTTATAATAGTTGCTTCTAATGTATCAAATCTACTATCTACTGATGTTGAGAATGATTGCGTAAATGAGTTTAAGTTGGTAATTGAAGTTTGTAGTGAGCCCGTTTCACTTTCCAAAACATATCTACTATCAAATGAACTTGTCAATTGTGAAGAACCACTAATCGTTCCTACTGGTATCGTTGCTGATGAACTTATAAATCCAAATGCCGTTATTTGCGCAGAAGAACTTACTAAATTTAAAGGTAATGGTTGAACACTGCCACTCAATGTATATCTTATATCAAATGAAGATGTTAATTGCGATGATGAACTTATTGCTCCATTTAAACTTGTCAAAAATGAACCCGTTTCACTTTCAGTAATCCAACTACCACTTACATTTTCAATTGCGTTTAATCTATCAACTAAACTTGCCGTTGAAATACTTGCAGTAAAATTATTTAAAGGTGTTAAATCGGTAGATTGTGAAACTATACCAGATGGTTTATTTGCAATGTTATCCCAAGTAGTTTGAGTAATACTTCCGCTAATCACATATCTTTCATCATAAGAACTTGTCAATTGAGAACTACCACTTATTAAACCATTGAAAGATTGTTCGTTAGTTGCCGATACAATTTCACTATGAACCGATGCTGAAAAATCATTGAAAGACGATGTTTGTAATCTTGCATTTATTCCGTTTGTGAATGCGGTATTTAATATATCTTGTGATGATGTAAATGAATTTAGAGAAGTTATATCGGTATGTGATGAACTTATAAATCCAAAATTACTAATTTGTACCGATGAACTAATTGTTCCTATTGGTATAGAAACTGGTGAATAAGATGATGAAAAATATTCCAACGAATCTAATCTCAAATCCGTAGAACGAGATACCATATTTACAACGGCATCTTCTAAAACATCTAATGTAATTTTATATGTAGCACCATTATCTATTCCTAAAACATAAGTGTTTAGAGAAGCAGATGCTAGTGTATTTAATTCAGATATTTTTTTAGTTTGTCTTATTGCCATTTTAAATTATTATATCAAAGTTGTCATCTTCGGTTATCAAATCACCTAATTCTTCTGTTGTAATTTGAACATTTACCAATTTACCTATAACATAAATATCACTCGCTTGTGTATTTTCAAAATCAATGTAGTTATCTAACAAAGTTACAACCACATCGTTTCCAATTTGTTTTACTGTATAATCTGATGGTATTTTTAATCCAAACAAAAATACTTCAAAATTATATGATGTTGGTTCTTCCGTTCCATATGCCAAATTTACATTGTATATCGTCAATGTATTATTTATCGAATCAAATACATCTACTGCTCTTTCTATATTTCTAGCACTATATTCAAAAATTTCAGAATGAAAATCGTTTATAGTATTCGTATTATTTACCAATTTAATTGGATTTGG